ACATCAAAGCCTGAGTTATTAGAGTTTATAGATACTATTCTAGCATTCTTTTTCAGAGTAGAAACTTGCTTAGCAGATAATGACTCGCTTGCAGATAAACGCTGCAAAGAGTTAAGACCTTCTTTCTCTAAGTTTACTCGGAGCTTTTTGACGTAGGTAGCAGGATTACCGGCACTTTTAACCTTTTTAGAAAGATCAAGAATGACTTGTAATGGGCTAGACATAGTCTACATCAGCGAAACTTATAAATGTATCTAAAATGATTTTTACAGAGTCAAGAAGTCCACCTTTATCATCTGCTCCACCAATGGTAGATGACCCAGTTATACCTTGAGATGTTCTTCCTGTAGTAGTACCTATGCCAAGAGTTGTTTTCCTATTGTATAAGGTCACTGTTTGAAGAGTCAAAGCTCTAAAGATGTCTTCGTCACTATTGGCATAATCAAACCCACCAACATAAGTCACAACAACATCTTTAGCTTCTGACAAAAACGTGTCAGCCAAAGAAGCAGGAAGACGCTTTAATAGCGTAATCTTGTTCCTGGATACTGAATAATCTACATCTAGCACCAACGGTAAGTTATCTATAGAAACAGATGTAACCGAAACTACAGGCCGTTGGCGCAAAGATATCTTATCTCTTACAGAATGATACTCTTCTGTAAACTCTTGTTTGGCAAACTTGCGGCTACAGTAGGAGCAAGCTTGAGAGTACGCTATCGCAGCACATTCCCTAACAACTGGATCATCCAAAGGGGCGCTAGATAGCGAACCATCGGTTATCTGGAGTACTTTTATAGCATTCTCTACAAGAGAGTTTAGAAAAGTATCAAGAGCGGCCATTATTTGTTATCGGCACCTGTAACGGCTTTATTTGGAACAGAACGTTTGGAAACATCCCGCTTTGAAACTTCATTTTCAGAAGAATCATCTTCAACAGGGCCATCTTCCAAAGTAAACTCAATTTTAGAGATTTTTACACCTTTAGGTGCTGTTATCTCTTGTTTAAGAGCATCTCCCATTCTGGCAACCCAGTTTTCGCAGGACGTTTCTACGAACGTGTTTGCTTTCAACGAGAAGCCGTTTTGCGAATCTGCTATTGAGTGCATCACTCGGTACAATTTACTCATAAATTTATCCTCTTAATAAAAATGGTGGCTAGAATTAACTAGCCACCAAATCATACCTTAGGCAGCAGCGGTTTTGATCGCTATAAACGCATCTGGGAATGCAGCAGCCAAAGACTCGCGTTGAATAACACGCAAGAAGACTTTGTCGTTAGCAAACCCATAGTGCTCACTACGCGCAACTGACAGGTTCATTCTGTCGCCGATGTAGTAATGCTTCATGTTGCCGAAGAACATGAAAGGTTTGTTTGCCGCACTGTCGTTGATGGTAGGCATGTTTTCTGCCAGAACAACCGGATAACCCCACAAAGTACCTGGAGTACCTGGAGCGCCATCCATTTGTTCGTAGATGTACTCGCCGTTTCCAGAGTATTTCAATTTACGAATGACGTTCAGAACAGTTCTGTGCATAAAGAACGCAGCACCGTCTGACGCAGCCGGAATCAAAGAAGAGGTAACGTCGGCCAGCATATCTGCGGTCAGCGATCCGAATCCGGTAGCACCAGCAGGCATGACAAAGTTGGTTACGTTTGGATCATACAGTACACCATTGAACGGGTCGCCGCCGACAACACTGCCTCTGAAGATTACACGGTCTTCTTCTTTGGCGATAGCGTTGGCAAACAGAGTAGCCAGCAGGTTAGCGATTGGAATAACGCTGTCGGACAACAGTTCGGAAGTGATCGGAACCAAAGCCGCCAGTTTTTTGACGACCATACGAAACTCGTCAAAGGTGGGTTGGGTTTGAGTGATGGCTTGGCCTTCACCAATCCAGAACACTTGCACACCATCAACCAGTCTAGGCATCATCAGCTCGTCACGGGCCACTGGAATAACAGTGCAACGTGGACGGGCCACACCGTAGGTATTCAGCATCATCAACAAGGTGTTTCTTACTTCCAGAGGAACCAGGAAACCACCTTCAGAGTCAACGCCTTCCGTCATGTCTTTCAGCGAAGCGTCGTCTTTCAAGAAGATGCTGCGGCAGACGTCTACGAAAGTTTTTGCTTCCGAAGCGTTGGTGAATCCAAAACCTTTAATAAGGTTGGCTTCCGGAGTAGCAGCCAGTTTTGACTCCAAGTCTCCGATGTGTTGTTTCAAAGAAGCAATTTCTTGCTCCTGCGCGTTGAATTTTGCCAAAGCGCCTTTAACGCTTTCGGAAAAATCTTTAAAAACTTCTGCAGATAAAGCTGTCATAAGTTAACTCCGTTATTTTTCAGGATTGGTTAAGAATTGGCTCAGGGTTTTAAGCTGCTCTTCCAAGGATTTCTCTGGATCAGCACCTTCTGGATCTTGGTCGTCATCGCCACCTTCGCCTTCGCTAGAGTTTGATTTAGCAACCTTAATCTGTTTGACAGTATCCAGGATAACGTCCAGTGTATCAGTCAAAAGGGCAAAACGCAATTTTATTAACTCGTCATGCTCCTTCAGAACATCCACAATTTCTTTGAGTCCGAGGCTGCTTTCATCTTCAGGATCAGCGCCGCTTTCATCTTCAGGGTTTTCAGAATCTTCAGTTTTCCAAGAACCTGCTTCTGAAATGGCTTTCAACTGATCTTCAGAATATTCAGCATCGAATGCTGGACACTCTTGACCGGCGTCTTTGTAGTGAGCTGCCAAGTGATCGTAGACGCCTTTAGCATCTTCCACCGAAATGCTGGTAGAAGCCTTGTCTTTCAACAATTGGGCCATCGACTTAGCAACACCTTTAAAGATCGCTACAACGTTTTTATCCAAAACGTGGTGGTGGGCGTATTTGTAGCTAGACAGCTTTTCAGCATGCTCCAGATCTACATACGCAAAACCTTGAGAGTACAAACCCCAGTCAATAGCGTCTTTTTCGCCGGAACCGTCAGGAGTGGAATACTTAGCCAAAGATGCTTGAGCACGAAGAGGATCCCAGTCTTTTTCAACGTCAACCAGTGTTTCTTTGTACTCGATTACGCTTGACACTGAGACATCTTTGGCCCCAGCAACAAACGTATCCAGCAAAGTTTTAAGATCCCCCAAACGCGCATCTAAGCTGGCAGAAATGATTTGCTGAACGCCTTTGCTCATGTTAGTGTCTACGCACTTACGCAGAATATCTTCTTTTGCGCGCAACAACAGCGCTTCCGGATTCGATGGGACTGGTACTGGACTAATTTCCAGCAATTCCCAAGAAGTTACGATCCGATGCGGCTTTTCTTTATAAGCACCCAAGTCAATAACATCTTTAGAGCCGTCAGGATAAGTAACTTCGAACTTAGAAGGAGTACCTTCATCAATCCAAAATGACTTTTGCGGATACAAGCCCACGCTGAAAGCGTTCATAAAGCCGTTGTCGTACAGACTTTGGACTTCTTTGGCAATTTCAGTATCTGCAAAGGAGAACTCGAAGGCTACCGCATCTTTGGTAACGTCGATCTTAGTGACTTTACCAACAGGAACCTGCTTGTAGTTGTGAATGAACAGCATTACCGGATTTTTCAGAAAGTTCTCTGTCAAAACACCCTTCGGCAACAGAACTTCTTTATCCCGATCTAATGCAGCTGTGGACGCAATAGCTCTATAAGTTTTCTCGCTACCGTCGCCACTTTTTACATTGCTTTGGGTTTTCTCCAAAGAAAATATCAATGAATGGGACATGTTAAAACCTCTTTTTTGAGTAAAAATTAGACCATGCTTTTTTCTATTGCGTCTGCCAGCACTCTAGCAAACTTGTCTGGCGATGATAATACGGAAATAGGTTTAAGATTTCCACCTAACACCATAGCAACAAACCTTTTACATGTTTCTGAGGCCAACTGTACCGAATTATGATTGCCGTTGCAATACTTTTCTAGGTCAGATCTTACCAGTGCTAAAAACTCATCTTCCCAAAGCTGCTTGTTAAAAGACACCTTGTTGCGCTTTACAACTCTGAACGAATCTACGTAGCGTTTTAGTACTCTACAAAGAGCTTGTTCTAACTCTTTTTTAGGCTCATTTTGAACGTTGGAAGGATCACCTGGATTGTCAATAGGCTTGCTAGGATCTGGGCGTCTACTTGCTTGTGGAATAGGCTTGTTGTTATTGCCTCCAGCAGTTGGAGTAAGATTCCTTTTCTCCAATTTAACATTAGCCA